TGGGATTTAAAAATAATTGATATAAAAGATATTTGGACTTTTGGGAAATTTGGTAGTTTATTTAATACCGATTTAATCTGTTCCTCAATGAATATTCCAACACCAAAAGATAATATGAATGGTTCGATGGTATATGAAAAGTTTTACAATAAAGAAATTGAAGAAATAATTAATTATTGTAATAAAGATGTGGAATCTTTAATAAATTTAATTAAAAAATTTAAAGATTTTGAATAATTTTTCTATTTTATTTAATTCCATGTTGGAATATTTTGATGTACTCCGCCCGTTATGATAATTTCATACATCTTTTCTTATTTTTAATTATTTGATTGTAAATTTTTCCCTGACTATCTGAATTTTGAAATAATAAATAATCTTCAATGGATATTTTATTATATAAATAAGAATTTCCATTCATTTTAATTTTTAATATTCCATATCTTTCATTGTAAATTGATTCTTCAATGAAAGAAGAATTGAATTTAGCTTGATATTGAAATCCTATTTTATTTGCTGTTGTTATCATATATCAAAGATAAGAATTATCTTTGATAATATCTAATTATTTATAAAATTTTGCTGCAGCGCTGCATCATTTTTATTAATGTTGAAATAATTGCATATATCTAATTTAAGGCACGATCTATTTAAGGCTAAGTATTGATATTACTTTTATATAAAAATTTGCCTAATATAATTATAAAGATAAATTGAAGTAACCTTCAATAGTTGAGGTGTCTTTCATTTTTTAAACTTTTTCTAAAGTTAATGATATTTATATATAACCATGACAAGAGAAGAATCGTTCATGATTAAGGGAAAGAATCTTATTAAAAGAAGAATAATCAAAAATTAGTATATGAAAACCAAAGAAGAAAAACAAATCCTCATACACCAAATTATGGCATTATTTCCTAAAAATTGGAGTCCTGAAGATGAAGATAAAATGATGATGTTAAAAATTGGTGCTGAATTAACTCGTCTAAACAATACTATAAACAATTTAGAAAAACTCTTGATGGAATCGGAAAGACCTTAATATTATCTTAAAATGGATAAAATAATAAATACTTTCTTTACTCAACGTTATAACTATTTACTAGAATGTGCAAATAACATTCTCAAGCTAATTAAGCGTCAAGACCTTAAATATGAATTGGTTAATGATGCTTTCTTTTATATCTCAACCAATAAAGAAAAACTTAAAGAAGAATTAGAAACTGGTAAAATCGAGGCAGTGGTTGTTAGATGGATGACTATGCAAATCAAATGGAATGCAACACATTTTAAAAAATCATGGATTTATCCCAATAAGTACCATACTCAAAAACTTCTTCTAGAAAATTTAGAATCTTACGTTATTTTAGATGATGTCATTCCAAAAGAAGAATTATATGAAACTGAGATAGAAAATCAAAATAAAATAAACTATATCAACACAACAATACCAAAATTAGATCTTGATCAACAAATTCTATTTGATTTAGTCTATAATAAAGGAATAAATACATCTGGAAAACTCGCGAAGCACATTTCTATTTCGCGAACTAGTTGTTATTATATGATAAAAGAACTTAAAGAAAAACTAAAAAACGGTTATAAAACCTATAAAAAGAAAAATAACTAATATGAACCAAAAACAAGTATTTATGAACGAAAGACATCAAAACGAAAGACATCAAAAATTATTACAATTAAAGACTTTTATTGAAAATACGTCTGAACAATATGATCTAGCCACCGACCTTGAATATTATTTTTTAGGTTTAAGAACAGGTTGTAAATGTAAATATAATATCGTTAGATCCCAATTAAACAATTTTTGGGAATCTACTGGTAAAAAAGAGTGGGAGACTTTTATTTTAGGTTTAAGAACAGGTTGTAAATGTAAAAATAATAAGAAACCTTATTAAAATAATTGTAACTAACAACAAGTTTTGATATGGAAACGAATGTAAATAATACCACTAAACCGCAGCATGACGCAAAACTGCCTGTTATGCGAGGTGCTTTTTGTTGGGCTGTAACTGGAACATTTCACGGCTCAATCATTGAAGCTGAAACAGAGGGGGAGGCAAGGCGTATATTTCATAAGCACTACAATGGCGAAAGTATTACTCACATTAAAAAACGCAATGTTCCGGCGTGGGCTTTTTAGCATCTCGCACAACGATATAGCTAAACGCCTGTACTTGTATGGCGTTTTAGCGAATGGCAGTATGGTTAGTTGGGGATTACGAGCCACTAAACTTAATTTGAAAAACTAAAATTTGAATATATGAAAAAAGATGAATTAACAACCGAAACCACTGCTAACGCAAAACCCAAGTTAGCAGAAGTGGCTTTACACGATGTTGAAATTATGGAAAGATTTTACGACTGCGAAACAGATGATTTTGGCAATAAGAAACCAAATAAATCGCTTGGTAAATTTTTAATGTCAGACGAATGGGAAAAGAAGCTATTTGAGGATTATAATTGCAACACCTATGGCATAAAAGACAATGAACTGAAAACAAAAACATCAATTTACCATCGCACCTTTGCTTTTGCTTATGTGCTGTTAGTAGCTGTTATTTTTTGCGGTTGTGAAACGACTATCAAAAGAACCGATATGGAAGAGCAATACAATGGTTTTCCTGTGCAAAAAGTTATAATAGATAGTTGCGAATACATTTACGCAAATCTTGACATACGCTCACTAACTCATAAAGGAAACTGTAAATTTTGTGCAGAACGTAGCAAAAAATAATTGCTACGAATAAACAAGATTAAAAAGAAAAATAACTAATATGAACCAAAAACACTTACTTTTTATCCAAAATTACCTTATTGATGGTAATGGTACACAGGCTTATCTTAAAGCTTATCCAAATGTAACTTATGAAACAGCTTATGTTAATGCATCTAAGCTACTAAGGAACCCTAAGGTGAAAGAAGCGGTTGAAGCTGGTAAAAAAGAACTTAGAGATAAGATGCTTATTACTAAAGAAGACCTTATTAAGGACCTTATCGATATTAAAAATGCTCAAAAAACTGACAATGCTCAAGCAGCTATCAAAGCTATTGAAGTTATTAGCAAGATGCTTGGTTTAAATGAGCCAGAAAAAGTAGAACATTCTGGTAATCAACCAATTACAGTTATTAAAATAACTGAAGTAAAGAAAGATAAATAATGGAATTGATTGCAGCTAACGTTCCGAGTATTGCCGATGGTGGCACGTTACCTGCCGTTGATTATTCGGATAGGTACAAACACATCAAAACAGAGGAAAATTATATGTTATTACTAAAAAGTGGTATGTTTTGGGAATTTCATCCAGAGCTTACTGGGAATTGGTATTTGGACGAGCCTGTTATCAATGGCAGGCCAATATCCCAATTATAGGTATTATCTGCCAATACTGTTGAAGTGCTTTCACATTAAATTTGAATCACGTAACACTTAAAAGACATATTAAAAATAACAAAACTTCATTAATTAAAGTATAATGGAATTAGACTTAAAAGTGACAAATGTATTTAATAGAAACTATGATGCATTATTAAACCCATCAATAAGGTTTATAGTAAATCAAGGAGGTAGTAGGTGTTTTGCACCATCACAATTGATTTATACACCTAACGGTAATAAACCAATATCAGAAATTAAAAAAGGTGATATGGTTAAAACACTTAATATATATACTAAAGAAATTGAACTTAAGTCAGTTAATGATGTGTTCAAATTTGAAAATACTAAAAAAGCTATACGTATTAAAATGAAAAATGGTGATATAATAGAATGTACTGATGACCACGAATTTTATTTTGAAGGTGGGTTTACTTCTATAAAAAATATATTATCTTTAAAATATGGAAAAATGGATAACAATACAGGATTATAGTGGATACGAAGTATCTAACTTAGGTCAAATTAGGTCAATTAATTATAAAAGAACTGGTACGATTAGAATACTTAAACCAACATTAAATCCACAAGGCTATCTTTGTACTATGATTAAAAATGATAATGGAAAATATGTATCTAAACCAATACATTATTTTATTACCCTTGGTTTTTATGGATATAGGGAAAAAGGTTTAACTGTAAACCATAAAGATGGTAATAAACAAAATAATTCTATAGACAATTTAGAATATTGTACACGATCTGAAAATTGTTTACACGCTGTTAGAACTGGTTTATGGGAGATTAAATCTGGTAGTAAGAATGGTAATAGTAAATTAACTGAAGCTGATGTAATAGCAATAAGAGAACACGCAGCTTCAAATGGTAGGTATTATGGTAGAAAACAATTAGCTATTAAATATGGTGTTAGTGAGGCTCATATTAAAGATATAGTAACGAATAGAAGAAATATATGGAAATACGTTTAAATATATGGAAATACGTTTAGAAGATATTGAATCATATGAAGAAATTGAATTACCAATAGTATATGATTTATGTATAAATGATAATCATAACTATTGTTTAGGTAATGAAATATTAGTACATAATTCCTCAAAGACATTTTCCATTTGTCAGATGCTTATTGTCTATGCACTTACAAATCCAAAAACAACCATATCAATTGTACGTAAATCATTTCCAGCATTAAGAGGTTCCGTTATGAGGGACCTTTTTGAGATCATGGATAATCTTGGCATATATAATGAGGATCAACATCATAAGGGTGAAAATCTATATCGATTTAGTAATGGTTCTACGATAGAGTTCTTTTCGGTAGATGATGCTCAAAAGCTTAGAGGTCGAAAACGCCATATCCTTTATTGCAATGAAGCAAATGAATTAACATTCGAAGACTATCAACAATTAAATATGCGCACAACCAATAAGTTTATTGCCGATTACAATCCATCGGATAATTACAGTTGGGTATATGGATTGATAGATAAACCTAATTCAATCCTAATCAAATCAACTTATAAAGACAATCCATTCCTCCAAGAAGATATTATTAAAGAGATTGAGAATCTTATTAATGTGGATGAAGGTTATTACCGTGTCTATGCATTAGGTGAACAAGCGGTNNGTTAAAGAATACAATCTATAACCATTATCAAGTAGGAGACTATAAGGTTGGTAATGATATCTATTTCGGTTTAGATATAGGTTTTAATCACCCCATGGCTTTAGTTGAGATAAGTGATGTTGATGGAGTAATCTATGCACGTGAACGAATTTATGAAAGCAATATGACGGTACCAGATCTACTAAAACGATTTATTGAATTACAGATACCAAAAAATAAAGAGATTTATGTTGACTCAGCCAGACCAGATGTTGTTGAAGATTTAAGACGAGCTGGTTATAATGCTAAACTAGCTAATAAGGCAGTTAAGGAAGGCATTGATGCTGTTAAATCACTTCAATTGGTAATTGACCGCAATAGTCATAATTTGATTAAGGAATTACGCAATTATAAATGGAAGACCAACGGTGACATTACACTGGATGAACCAGTAAAGTTATGGGACGATGCTTGTTTTATTGGTGAAACATTAATTACTACTAAACGTGGATTGGTACCAATTAAAGATATTAAACCAAATGAAGACCATGTATTAACTTCTAAAGGTTATAAAAAAGTTTTAAATAAATTTGATAACGGTACGAAACCAGTAACACGTTACTCTTTACATTCCGATACGGATGTAGTATATTTATGTAGTACAAATAATCATTTAATTAAAACTGATACAGAATGGACAGAGATTTCGAAATTACAACAGGACCAGATGGTCTTCCTACACAAACCTTCAATGGTAAAACGTATAAATTATGGCCAAATAAACGATACTTTACAAGAAGGCAATCAATCACTATGCATACAGAAGTTTGGGAAACATTTAATGGCAAAAAACCAAAAGGATTCCACATCCATCATAAAGACAATAACCCTTGGAATAACAAAATCGAAAATTTGGAATTGGTTGAAGCCAAAAGACATCTTTCAGAGCACATTAAAAAAAGGATTAATGAAGATAAAGAATGGTTTTCAGAATTTCATAAAAAAGGAATTGAAGCAGCAAAACAATGGCATTCATCACCAGAAGGTAAAGAATGGCATTCAGAACTTGGAAAACTTTCTTGGAAAGGACGAGAATATAAAATACTTATCTGTCAACAATGTGGAAAAGAATATGAAACAAGACATAATGGAATCTCAAAATTTTGCCATAACAACTGTAAAGCTAAAGC